GTATAAGTTGTTGTATTGGTTTTAGCTTCCCAACAAACTCTATATGTTCCAGATTTATTAACAGTAAATTGTTTCAAACATACTTTCGTTCCATCTGAATTACAAGTAACACTATTTACAGCATCACTTGACGCCAATAAACAAGCATCACCAACAGTAGGTGTTGGCAAAGGTTCGCAAGTACCAGTTATATCATCTATAACAACATCTTTTTTAATATTAGCGGCTATTAAATTAGATAAATCTAAAGTTCCTGTTAGCCCTATATCCTCGTCGTTGCTGAATTTCTTTCCTGCTAGTACGTTTGCAGCAACGGCATCACCTTCAGCACTAGCTTTGATAAAAAAACAGTTACTTGATGAACTGTACCAAACAGTGTAAGCTTTACCAGCTACAAGATTAGGGACCGTAGTTGTCCCTGGCTTATATAGGGGTTTCCCATTTATAGTAGTTGCAGCTCCGCTATTACTAGTAGAACATATAAAGGTAATTGGGAAACCATTGACTAAGGACTCATTTATAGTTAGAGTTATTGCAGTTGCATTTCCCCCAGCAACTTGAAAAAGAGCATCCGACTTATGATTAGTTATTTGATTTTGTAAGTTTCCAGCTGCATCTGTGGATAATTGACCCTTCATCTCACTAAACCAAGTATTAAAACCATCCTCCAGTTGTGTGAATAACGTAGTTGGATCTACTTCTATTAAACTATCCACCCAACCACAATAAGTTGAATTAAGCCTCAAATCAGTAATGTTGGCTTGTGTTACACTCGTTACTCCTGCGCCTACATAAATATCTGCCAAACCTAGCTCATAAGCATCTGCATCTCTTTGCAATAATGGGGCTACTGGAGAGCTTGCAAAAGTACCTTTCTTAACCTTTGCAGTTATACTTCTGTCTATTGTGCTATACTGCAATACAATTCTATCTATTCTATTAAGTACACCATCCGCAACCTCTATAGGTAGTATTAAGTCACTATTATTTATATACACATAGCCATTGATCCAAGCTCGACCAGCCTTAATCGTTACTGTCATATCATTATTACTTATTACTTGCAAATTTGTAGACGGATTAGGAAATACACCATTGCCAATAAAACTTTTAAAATACTCTGCAAAAAAACTAGCATCATACAATCTATCATCATTGACACTATTAAAAAAACCACTGCTTTCAGCCATATTATCACCTCAATTTTTGTTTGATTTTATCTATCAAAGTGGGTATATTATTACCAAATGTAATGTTAATTTGCGGACCATTTTCCTCATAAACTTCCTCTATTTCTGTTATCCTGGTATTTAAAACTAGACTCCATTTTTTGCTTACACAAGTAACTATGTCACCTAAATCAAAGTCAGTTTTATATACTAGATTAGAATTAAGATTTGTTTTACTATCAAATGTTTGTACTTCTTTAGTTTCTGCAAGTGATTCATTGCCCTTTCCAATGAGCAAATTGTTATAATCGGTATCACTCATAGTTACACCATCTACTACATTAGATAAGCTCTTTTGGTCCACAAATAACTCAAATCTGTCCAGCCCTGCTGCACTTCCTACAGTAGCTAGTTTTCTGTCTGTTCCTTCACCTATGCCACCTACAAGTGCTAAGTTTCTATAATTATTTAGGCTATCTACAAATTCTTGCTCTAATATATTTTCAAACTCTTTTGAGAATATAGCTCTAGGATTAGCAGATTGATTTGCACTCCTGTCAAGCCCTTGATATACATCAAATACGAGTTTCTTATTAGTAATATCAAAATTTACTCTATGTCCTAAATTACTAGTTTTACTTAGGTTTTCAAGTTCATCTGCTAAATTGGCATAAGACACTTGATAGTTAACCGTTGGAGTAAAGCTATTTAGAGTGCTTAATATTAAGTTTGGTATAATTCTATTAGTATCACTGGGGCTTATACATTCACTTGTAACAAGTGATCTCATAGCATTTTCTACAGTATCATTAATTATTTTAGTGCCCCAAACTATACGTCTATTTAAATATCCTGTAAGGAATTTACCTTTTAATACTAATACTTCTTTTCCTTCTTGATCTTCTTTTAAATCTCTATGCTCAATGTAACCAGCCTCAGTGTCACCTTTTTTATATACTATATATTCTCTTTGCAATAATTCCAAGTTACTTGTATTTAACGCACATTGTAACTCAAACTCTCCATATTTATAATATTTTCTTGCCCACTGTAGAGATATAAAACTATCTATGATACCTTTAAAATTTAAATTACTATCAAAAATATAAAGTTCCATACTACACCCCCAAATATTGCGGAGTATAGTAGATGCTAACCTCTAAATTATCAATTCCAGTATCAGCATTGTATCTGAATAAGTTATCTCCAACATCTAACTGTAAAAATGTACTTTGAAAATCTATATAATTAAATGCATTGCTACTAATACCATTAATTTTAGATTCAACTTTTTTATTTCCAAATCCAGTTGTTACAGTTATTACTTCTCCAGCAGACATGGTTTTAAGAATCTTTATATATTCTTGAGTATTCACGTTTAAGACAGAAGGATTAGTCAATGTAGCAAGAGCCTTAAATTCTACTCTCATACTACATTCTACATCTCCTTTATTAAATACATTAACAATAAGAGAAGGCTCTTTATACCCCATTTTAATTCCAGTACTTGTTAACCTTAAAGGAAAGCTAAAATTGCCTCTCCATAATGCTATCTCTGCTTTAGATTCTAAAACTTCCATCCAAAAGGGATTGTTAGCTGTAATGTTTATTAATCCTTTACTAACGTTTTTATTAACTGCTGTAAAAACTGGCAATTTATTAATTATGCATTTTGTTTTTACTTCTTTAACGTTATCTTTATAAAATAAGTATCCTTCACCAAGCTTTGGATTAATTACTTTATTTATTTTATTTCTATAGTTAATTAATTCTTCTTCACTATAAGCCTTTATAAGAATTTCTACCGTTTTATCACTAATGTCCAGATTATTTCCTAAATAAGTTGCTCCATCTTGTAGCATACCTTTACTATTATAGATATTTACCTTTCCTTCTTCTTCAAAGTTAAGTAATACAAAAGGAGCTGAATTAGTTAGTTCTAATTCTGCTCCTAAGCTATTTATATACGTTAATTTCTTAGACACTGCCAATTCAACTCCTTTCTATAATTGCAACGCCAATTCTTGTAACACTCTCTTATTTTGTCTTGCTACTTCGCTTGGGCTCAATGCTGTTGGACTAAATATGTTTACAGTTTGATTTATACCACTACTTATGCTTCTGTCTATATTTTCACTAGTTTTAGTTGAAACTGTTTCTGTGGAAACATTAGGATTAACTGCTGCTGCCATAGCTTGTGATTGCCTTGATATCTCTCCTATAGTTGATTCTATTCCCAAAGCGAAACCTGCGCCTGTATATTCTCCAAGCTGCATCATAACTCTACTAGGTGAGTGTATGTCTAATGCATCTTTAATTCCTTTTGTAAAACTGTCACATAAGCCACCTATCCATCCTGTCATTCCTTCCCAGGCACTACTTATACCTTCTTTTATTCCGGCCACTATATTCCTTCCTATTTCAGCCATTTTAGAGGGTAAATTTGTAAATGTATTGATAATTCCATCAACAACACTATCCATTTCACTTTTAGCTTTGCTTAGCATATCGCTTCCCCAAGTTCCCACATCTGTTACACATTGTACTAACCATGTCCAAATCTTACCTGGTAGCTCTGCAAAGAAATTCACAATTCCATTAATAGTGTTTGTTGCGGCAGTTGTTGCCTCTGTCAACATATTACTGCCCCATGTTATTATGTTCGTAACTACATTAACTAACCATGTCCAAATCTTATCTGGTAGCTCTGCAAAAAAGTTTGTTATTCCATCAATCCATAGTGGCACATTAGTTTGTAAGTAGCTCCATGTATCCACACCCCATTTAACAATTGAACCTAAAGCATAACCTAACGCATAAGCAATTTTGTTTGGTAACTCCAGGAACCATTGCCCCACTGACTCAATCCACGCTGGTATACTTGTTGTAAAAAAAGTCACTACAGAATTCCAACCATCAGTAAATATTGTTGTAATTGTAGTCCATAAGCCACTAAAGAAAGTTCCAAGGCTGCTTAATGCTCCAGGTATACTTACTGTAAAAAAGTTAACTACCGCTTGTACAAAGCTACTTATTGTGGTAGTTATTGCAGTCCAAACTTCTATTGCCTTTACTTTAATTAAATCCCAATTACTATAAAGTAGCACTCCTATAGCAACTAATGCAGCTATTGCTGCAACAACTGCTAAAACTGGTAATGATACTGCTCCAATACCAATACTCAAAGCTCCAGCTGATGTTATTAGAGCTGTTATAATTGGTGCTATACCCATTAGAATTCCCATTAATATGCTTACTGTTACCACAATTGCTGTTATAGTTGCTGCTAGATTAGGATTATTGGATACCCATTCAGCAAACTTTGAAATTATGTTTGCTATTATTCCTAATAGTGGTGCTAGTGCTAATTTCAAATCTCCTAAAGCTTTCTGCATTTGTACTGCTGGATCTGCATTTAAATCTGCTATTGCACCATTCAAATTATTTTGATTTGCTTCAGCTGTCATTAAATTATTATTCATACCTAAAATAGTGTCTGTAATCTTAGTGCCATTTTCTTCCCATAGGGTACCAAATACTTTGGTTCCAAGTTGATTTTGAAGCGTTTTATCATCTACGTTAGCAAGTGCTTGAGCAACTTCCTGCATAGCTTTTTTACCGTCTTCTCCACCATTTGCTACAGCTTTTCCCCATGATTGTAATTGTTCAGCTGATACACCTATTTTCTCAAACATTTGCCCTGTAGCTTGGTCAACTCCTTGTCCAAACTCCGCTAAAACAATTCTTCCCTCTTTTAATCCATCTAATAATACATCAATATTCCAAGTTCCAGTTTTAACTCCTGCTGCCATTATGCCTTGTATTTCTTCTGCACTGTATCCAGCCCTTGAAAGCTGAGAACCATATTCTGTTATAATATCTAATTGGTTCGGTGGGAATCCTAC